TATTCGCTCCAGTTACATTATAATATGGTTTTTCATAAACTTGTTTGAAAATATACTTTTGTTCATTTTTAGCAAATATTTCAGATTCATCATTCGAGAGAAAACAATAAGTACAATTTAAATTAATGTCGGCGTTCCAATTAGTTCTTGTGTCTACATAGGATGCGGGGCCTAATGTTTCATCCGGAGGTGTTTGAAGAAATCTATAAAACTGCATATAAAATTGATTAAAGTTAGGAGCAACTACTGGAAAAGTATTTGTATAATCCATTACATCTCGAATTGTAAACCACTCATTAATAGGTCTAAATGACACACTAATTTGTAATTCATTATATTGAAGCGCTACTAATGGAAATGCTTGTGTTGAAACTAAATTAAACCATGCTCCTAGAGGAATCATTAAATTTCTGCCCTCTATAGAAGGCTGAGCGCCTGCTGGGTTAGGCGTTGTTTGATTTGGTGGTGGCATACCAGCAAAAAAAGCACTTGGATAAGCATTAACACAGGAACCAGCATTTGCCGGGTCATTTATTTCAGGAACATTTCCTATCATTTCATTAAATAAATCTAGTTTTTTACCAGAAAAGTCTCTTTGAGTTGAAGCTAAAAGATATTGTCCTGAATATTCTTGTAATTTTTGATTGCCACAATTAATAGTAATGCGACTAATTATTTGAGCACCAATGTCTTTTATCCATTGAAATTGATATGGAGCCCAATCGGTATAAATAGTTGAGCCATCAGGTTGTATGACAGCTTGTGGAGGGAAAATAGGGCTCCAAATAGTTGGTAAATTGATTGAAATATAGCAATCCATTAAAAGATCAGCATATCTTTTTACCTTAAAGTTAAATGTAGATTCAGTTGTTAAACTAAGTGAAGGTGTTCCGTCGAAATCAATTCTGAAATTCTGTTTTCCCCAATTAGAGTATTTTTTATACGCAGCTTTCCAGAAAGTCTTCGATGGGTTACCATTTAAAATTATATTTTGTTGTCCAGTTGCTACAAGGTTCATTAATCCGCCTGCCATATTTAAGTATATAATAGTATTATTTTTTAATTCTTAATTTCATCATAATATAATAAATTTTAATTGCTTCTAAAATTAAAAATAATATAATATATTAGATTAATGTCAAGCCAACCTACAGATTATTTGTCAAAATTGAAATCTTTAGATGAAGATTTCCAGAGTTATATGATAATGGCACTTATTTTTATTATTTTGATTATATTTATTGGTTACATGATTTACCTAAGTAAATTAGACAATAGTGAATGTAATTTTATGAATGATTTATATTCTACTGTTGATGGTAATATAAGACCAATTACAGCCAATGATCCAGACTGTAAGTTCAACTTATATGATTATTATATTAAAACAGCTTATAATGCGTGTTCAGGAGGAAGTTATAAAAATGATTTTGTAAATATTTGTAATTTAAAAGCACTTCTAAAGCAAGGTGTTAGATGCCTAGACTTCGAAATTTACTCAGTTAATAATCAACCTGTTGTTGCTACAAGTACATCTGATGATTATTATGTTAAGGAAACATTTAATTCTGTTAGTTTTGGAAGTGTAATGGACACAATTAATAATTACGCTTTTGCTGGAGGCACATGTCCTAATTCTACTGACCCGCTTATAATTCATTTAAGAATTAAAAGTAACAACCAAGATATGTATACAAAATTAGCTGATATATTCAAATCATATGACAATATAATGCTTGGAAAAGAGTATAGTTTTGAAAATTCAGGTAAAAATTTAGGAAGTATGCCTTTATTAAATTTCAAAAACAAAGTTATTTTAATTGTTGACAAAATAAATAACGCGTTTTTAGAAAGTAATGAATTTCTTGAATATGTAAACTTAACTAGTAACTCTGTATTTGTGAGAGCCTCTGATTATTATGGTGTAAAAAATAATCCAGATGCTCAAGAATTAACTGAATTTAATAAAAGAGGCATGACAATTGTATTTCCTGATAGTGGTGTAAGTCCTGCTAATCCAAGCGCTACTTTATGTAGAGCTTATGGATGTCAAATGGTTGCGATGCGTTATCAATTAGTTGACAATTTGCTAATGGAAAATGCTTTATTTTTTGATAGAGCAGGTTATGCTTTTTCATTGAAACCAGAGAATCTAAGATATGTACCTGTTACAATCCCAACTCCGACGCCACAAAATCCTGCTTACTCATATGCTACACGTGAAGCAAGTACTGATTTTTATAGTTTTAGTTATTAATTATTTTTCCTAGTTTCCATATTTTTGTAATCATCATGTAAAAGTAGTTTAAATTTATCAAACGTCATTTGTAATAAAATTTTGTCTATAAGTTTAAAATTTTGTTTTATTTCTGAAATAATGTCAATAAATGTCATCGCAGGAGACCAATTATCATTACAAGTAATTGTATTACAACATAAACAATCTTTATCAGTTAAAGATTTTAAAATATGTAATTTCTCATGATTGTTCATTTTTATTAATTTTGTATAATTTTGACCATTTATAATAACCTTAGGAGGTCTAAATGGATATTCATTTGGCAGAATAAAAGAGAAAGTGTTAAATTGCGGGGTTATATTATTATCTATTATTGTTAATACAAGTGAATCTAAATCATTAGTAAATGATAAATTACCAATTTCAAATTTATTTATAAATAGTTTTAATTCCGCAGAAATTCTTTTCCTTCTGGTAATAGGAGTTATATTATCGAGTATTAATAAACTAGCTGAATCAAGAAGTTCGGTCATTATATAATTTAATAAATATTGTTTATTTATTAAATTACTTTTCAATTTTATTTAATAATTAATTCTAGTTTAATATATAAGAAAGCATGAAATCAAAAAATATTTGTAAAGATTTAACATTTGATGATTGTGAATTAGCAATATTAAGAATGGCAGTTGATAAAGCCGAAGAAAAAATAGCAAAACGTGTTGTTAATTCAGAAGATATCAAAAATATTATTAAAATAGTCGAAGACTTCATTAAACAAAAAAATTTGATTTGTTACGGAGGAACTGCGATTAATAATATATTACCAACCGAAGACCAATTTTATAACAAAGAATTGGAGGTACCAGACTATGATTTTTTTACTATAAATGCTTTAGAGGATGCGAAAGAATTAGCAGATATATATTACAAAAAGGGTTTCACAGATGTAGAAGCAAAAGCAGGTCAACATCACGGTACCTATAAAGTTTTTGTGAATTATATACCAGTAGCTGATATTACACTTTTGCCAAAACCAATATATAATGCTCTAAAAAAAGATTCTATAAGAGTAGGAGGAATTTTATATACACCTCCGAATTATTTAAGAATGTCGATGTATTTAGAGTTGTCAAGACCAGCTGGAGATACAAGTAGATGGGAAAAAGTAATGAAGCGTTTGGCACTTTTAAATAAACATTATCCAATTACAAATGTAAATTGTAATGACGTTGAGTTTCAAAGAGCTATGGAAAATAAAACACAAGAAGACGATATTTATGATAATGTTAGAAATACTCTTGTTAATCAAGGTGTAGTATTTTTTGGTGGATATGCCATTTCATTATATTCGCAATATATGCCAAAAAATCTTCAACATAAATTAGAAAAAATAGCAGATTTTGATGTATTATCAAATGATCCAGAAACAACAGCGCAAATAATAAAAGAACGTTTAAAAGATGTAAATGTTAAAAATGCCAAAATAATAAAAAGACAAGCAGTTGGAGAAGTAATACCAGAACATTATGAGGTTAAAATTGGTAATGATACAATTGTTATTATCTATAAACCAATTGCTTGTCATAGTTATAATATTCTTAATATAAAAAGTCAAAAAGTCAAAATAGCAACAATTGATACTATGTTGAGTTTTTACTTAGCGTTTTTATATGCCGATAGACCATATTACAATCAATTCTTAGAGAGAATATTATGTATGTCAAAATTTCTTTTTGACGTTCAACAAAAAAATAGATTAGAGCAAAAAGGATTACTTAGACGTTTTAGTATTACATGTTATGGGCATCAAGAATCTGTTGAAGAAATTCGAGCACATAAAGCAGCAAAATATAAAGAAATTAAACAAAAAGGTGACAAAAAAGAAGTAGAAGAATGGTTTTTAAATTATAAACCAGATGATATAAAAAACAGAAAAACAGAAAATTTTGAAAATGGTAAAAAAATAAATAAAAAAAGGAAAAGAAAAGTTGGTACCAAAAAAAATAAAGGGCTATTAGCTATTTACGGAGGAAAAACTAGAAGAAAATATTAAGAATACTATTAATTTCTAAAACAAACATCTCCATAACAGTTATCTAATTTATCTTGAAATGTAACCTTTTTATCTCTGTTAACGTAATATTTATAAATTAAAAATACCAATACAGCAACGACAATGGCAATAGCAATGTAAATATATTTTAAATAATCTTCACTATCGACAGAAGAAATAACTTCATTAATATCAGGGATATCGCCTAATATAAACTCTGAATTAGAAATATTAAGAATTTCAAAATCTGACATATTAATTAATAATATAAATGCTAAATAATTTAAACTTATAAACAATAATTTTCCAATATTATGATAAAAATATCATATGATATTTTTGATAATATTTTATATATTATAGTCTCTTTAAACTCAACTGAAATATGCGTTTTAACGTACATTAATATATGTATTAGATAAATACACATTCCCTCAAATATTGTTTTTATATGGTTAAAACAAATGTTAGAATATGTCCACTCGTTAACGTAACTACACATAGGTGTATTACTTTGCTTTATAAAAAAACTATGTATATCAAGTAAACCAGAGAGAATTCTGTGATAATTACTCTTTTCATTTTTAACATTTAATAAGTTTCCTAATTTGTCACTTCCAAAAAGATCTAAATATAGAATTTTTTTCTCTCTTTCTTTGAAAATAAAAGGTATTATACCATCAATAGATTTGTTTTCATATAACATATTTCCATCTATTAAATAAGGTATATAACTAGACTTGATAATTGTATTAATGATATCATCGACATCTTTATAAACCGACTTAACAGGTTTAGTGCCTTTTTTTATGTTATTATATGTAATATATAATTTTCCATTTACTCTCTCGCATATATCATTGGGAATGTGTTCAGATAAATGTTTTTTTAATTCTTTAATCAGATTAAGATTATATGTTTGCCTAAATTCTTTATTAATTAAATCATATAATTTAGGCATTAAATCAAGACTATCAATAAAATATAAAAATCCAACAATTGACCCGACACTACATCCTGATATTCGTTCTATTTTAATGTATTTTCTATTTTCCATTTCCTTTAAAAAATATAAGGCACCTACATGATAACTACCATTAAATATTCCGCCGTCTAATACAATATCCATTTTAATAGGTTCTTTTACGTTTTTTATATCATCAGGTAAATTCTCTATTAATTTAATTACATATTCATTAATCATTTAATTATTATAAAAAGGTATTAACTATTTTATAATAAAACGTATAACCAAATGTCCCGCACAAGAGCGGTGCTTTAAATTTTTTTATTTTCTAGCAATCTATTCATAAAGGATTCTTCGTTTTTATTCGCTACATAAATATTTATTATTTCAGCAGGTGAATATAAAAATTCTTCTACATTTACAAGTTTCTCTCTATCTATTTCAGTTTCAAATAAATTCAAATACATTTCTACCAAAGTGTTGTGACTAACATTGTTAAGTTCGTGTGTGATGTCAATTCTACCTGGTCTAACTAGAGCTGGATCCAATTTATCATAATGATTTGAAGAAATAATTAAAATTCTTCCAGGAGTCTCTCTAATACCATCCCATAAATTAAGAATATCATCTAATGTTATAGCTTCTTCGTTAATTTTTGACATTAATTTTGTAGTACCAGATTCATTTAATTCGCAAATAGATTGTAAAACATCACCAATTTTAATATTATCGCTATCAGATTTAATAATTGTAGGTTTTTCTTCCTTTTTAGTTCTATCTAATACAATATCACCAATACAATCAATGTCTTCAAATACAATAATTTTTTTATCAAAAGATATATCATCTTTTTCGTTATCTTCATTGTACCTATTTTCAAAGAAGAATCTCTCTAATTGACGTTTTGTCTTAATAATTTTAAGAGATAATACTATAATATGTCTATTAGTATAGTTAGCTAACGCTTTAATAAATGAAGTTTTTCCTGTTCCAGGAGGACCGTGTAACCCGATTCCTAGAGAATATGGAATTCCTTTTTTATAATACCAATCTTTATTACGTAAGAAAAAATCAATTTTTGAAATAATTTCTTTTTTGCCATCAAAAAATATATTATCAAATGTTCTAGCGCTTTCAAAGTTGTCTTCTCTCCAATTAGCTAAAGGTGAATCTTCATCTTTGTCAATATTTACTCTTTCAAGACAATAAATAAATCTTTTATTAACTCTGTTTTTTTTAATTGATGATAAGTATTTTTCAGTAATATTATCAATATATTTTTTAAGATGACTAACAGAGTATTTATATGAATAAATATTAATAGTTATTTTATCTGTGCGAGAACTGGATTTTTCCTTTTCATTACGTTCTTCTTCTTCTTCTACTTCTGATTTTACAAAAATACCTTCATCTATTTCAAAATGTTTATCTTGATAAACCATAAAAATATCAAGATTTTTTCTTTTATCATCTCCATTAGACGAAGACTGAAAATTGCTATGAGTTTCTTTAAT